ACGTATACGTTGGTCTGATAAGTTAGATAAAGATATAAGAGCTGATCTACGTACACCACCTACCACTACAACTTCACCTGTCTTACATACTATGTCATGGCATTCCATAGAGGAAAGCTTTCTACCTCTTGCTTCTTTAAACTTATTAATAGTAAAGTCAAACAGATCTACCAAAGGTTGAGGACCACTAGCCCTACCACCAAATGTTTTAAGTCTCTCACCTGCAGGTCTAACCTTAGATACATTTATCTTAGGTACTCTACCTGTGTAAAGGTAAGCTATCAAATCTCTGAAGGCTCTTGCCCATCCATCTTTAGAATCAGTAACAGAGACAACACTATCTATATGTTCAAACTCTTCTGAAGGAACAGTAGGTAACTTGTCAGCATACTGTCTCTCAACAGAGAAGCCTACACCAGTACCATTCATAAGGATATATAACACCTCATCAAAAGCTCTTGGACTATCAATAGGAATATAAGAACAGTTATAACCTGATACATGTTCTCTATCTAATGCTTTACCTGCAGTCATCAGAGCTCTCATGCTTGGCATAACTTCAAGAGATAGAATAGATTCTTCTATTTCATTCCACTCTTCATCTGTAACTCCTCCCTCATAGTTAGTATCTATATGATCCTTAAAGAAAGACACAAGTCTTCCTACTGTTTCACTCCATGTTTCTCTTCTACCTTCTTCTTCTAACCAACGTGAGTACCTAGACATGTGAATGAATGATTGATACTCAGTAGGTAAATAATTACTTCCCATTAGTGATGCCATTTATTTTTCCTTTCCATATTTCTTTTCTAATATTAACTCTGCATAGTGTATTACTTTTCTAATATCTTCTATACCATTTTTTGTTTTATGTCGAGTTATATATTTTACCACATTACCCTCTAGGAAGTCAAGGTTATTTTTAACAATATAATCTACAGGTTGTATAACACAATCTTTATAATGGCTACCACCTATTTGTTTCTCACTAGGTTTACCATACTCATACTCATATGAACCTTTTATTAAGTTCTCTTCTTGGTTACGTCTATACATATATTGTTCATGACTCTCTCTTGACATACCTCTATCTTCATGACTTATCCAAGACTCTTCTGATTCTTTGTCTGACATATTTTATTTCCTTTGAATTAATTACTTTAATAGCGAAGCTTCTTGTATAGTCTGGGTCCATACCAGCATTCTCACAGACATACTCAAAGTTATCACACGTTACACCTACACTACAGAAGAACCAAGCACGTGCATGTTCTCTTTCAACACTTGTACGTGATGATTCTACTACAGTCTTTTCTTTTGTTGCATCTAATAATGCTTGAAATATAACAGAAATAAAAAGAACTCTCTCAGGTCTTGTTAGATTTTCTTCTTGTATCTCTGTTAGTATCTCAATGTATTCTTCATTCATTTTATTCTTCTTGTATTAGTTCATCTCTAAAGATATCTTTTAGCATAGATGCAGCTTCATCAGCTTCAGCAGCTAATTTTATTTGTTTAATAAATTCATCAACAACTTGTCCATGTTCTCCTATACCTACAGGATGTTCTAAGTATATACGTGCATTAGTAATAGCCTTATCTCTTTGTGCTTCAAACTCAGCTAGTGCTGTGTCGTACATTGCTTTTTTAATCACCATTTGTTTCCTCCTTTCCTATCCATTTTACTTTTGTTATAATTCCTAAAGGTCCTTTGCAAGATAATGCTCTTGCTTTACCATTAGATAAACCTTTTAACTTCTTACCTTTAGCTATAATAAATCCATCTCTGTGTGTTCGTGCTATTTTATTTACTGATGCTCTATCATAACCATTTTCATCACACCAAGCACTTAAACAATAAACAACCATTCGTTTATCATCAAGATAAAATTCTGCTTTACCCTGATATTTACCATTTTTTTCTCCTTTTATTGCAATGTTAGGCACTCCTAATTTAGTTTCACTTATCTTTCTGTTTCTTTCAGGATCTTGATAACTTTCAACAGGTGGATAAAACTTACCACCTACATATGAATTATAAAATGCAGGTTCATCTGTACCTTCTATCACAGAAGTAAGAACAGACCACTTAACTTGATAGTACATCTCATAGTATCTTAAACTTCTTTTGTTTTTATACTCTGCTATAACTTCAAACCTAAAATTTTCTTTACCTATTTTTTTTATATCTGCATTTAAATATTTAGAAGAACCCATATAAGTTTGCCACTTAGATTCTTTCTTAGCTTTACCTATATAGTATTGCTTACAACCTACATATCCTTTACCATTTTGTGTATTAATTATAAGATAAACAAATCCAAACTTCTTTAAGTTAGGTACGAAAGGTTCATCAGTTTCAAACTGAAGCCAATGACTTACCAATTTGTTACCTCCTCCACGTTAGGAGTTTTTTCAACCTGCGTAAGATACCTGTTTCCATTTGCATACTTGAATACACGTAACCCTTTACCTTCATTCGAATCACTCCAACAAGTACGCTTATGTTCACAATAGAAACAACCAAAAGCGAGCTTACGATTGCCACTAGCACCATCAACAGCATCAGAGTAACACCTATCAGGTGGAGTATCTTGTTCCATAGCTCCTTTAAGATAGTCAATTCTTTCTTTAGCATTTATCATTCCCAATGAATGTATAGGAGTAAGACATATCTTACCACTAGATTTATCTATCGCTAGAAAAGCAGCTTCATCTACGTTGTTAGCTTCAGCATACGCAGAGATCTGTGCTATGTAACCAAAGGGATCATCCTTATGAATAGTATTCTCTTCAAACTTTTTAAAGGCTGAAGCTGATGCACTTTTAATATCTACTAACACATCATCTATCACACAATCTTGATGTCCTTTTATTCCATTAACATAAACTGTTTTCTGTAAGTCAGTTACTGTATGTCCTGCAAGTCTTGATAAAAGAATTAATAAATCTTCTAACATATGTCCATATAAAAACTTAACTCTTGTACTAGGTTCTAAAGGTTGAGGTTTTTCTTTAGAGTTTTTACCATACCATAATTGTCTAGCAGGTTTACCTATAGCAGACAGTCTTAGGTTACGTCTATCTGTAGGCACTTCACTTAAGAAAGTCTTTAATGTTTCTTTAAGACTCTTTGTAAAAGAATCTAACTGAGTATCAACTTCTTGCTCATCTAGATCTACATCTACAAGAGGGTCAAACAAATCGTATATATCTTTTACTAAAGTGTCAATAGATTTCATAATAAATAATGGAGAGATACTTGTTTAGTGTACCTCTCCATCCTTTCATAGTTGATTAAGAAGCGAAGGCTATTTCTTCGTCTGCATCTTCAGATACAAAACCATCAGGAACAACTTCGAAGGCTTCGTCTGCACTAATCTTAGGTGCATAAGGTATTAAGTTAGTTACTTGTATACCATGTAGGTCAGCAGATACCCCAGACTTACCACTAAAGTTCCATTCGTATGTACTGTAAAGTACATTTACATCTGAACCATTACCAATTAATGTATCAGAAATATCTTTCTTTGAAGAGTCATGTACTGCAGGTTTGGTATTCATGTTACCATCCTTACGTTTTACATTTCTCTTAATGGTTACAAAGTTACCACGATCATCACCTTTATTCTTTACAGATAAGTTAGCATCTGTTGCTTTCTTAATATTCTTTTCATCAAGTTGAGCAACGTCAACAGACCACACTCCATCTGAATTAAATGTAGTGTTTGGAGTTTTAATTGAAACCCAGAATGCTTTACCTGATAGTACATTATCGTTATTCATATTTATATTCCTTTGTTTGTTATTATTAATAGATGAATTATGACATACCTCTAATTTATTGTCAAGGTTTTTTTTCATAATAAATGTTTTATTTAAGTTAAGTATTAAACTCATCTCTATTCTTGAGATAAGGTCTTGTTTTCCTTGATGTTTTCTCCCCCATGTTTTGTACTCAGCATCCCTATAACTTTCTACTCTAGTGTTTTTATCTACAACTTTGTCAGTTAATTCTACTAACTCTTTTGCTTCACACACTACATAGTCATGCTCTCTTTCAAACACAAAGTAATCACAGTCGCCATACAGCCAACCTTTATTACCCATTGTATTTAAAAACTCAACTACAATCCATGAGTCATCAAAAACTCTTTGTTTGTTTCCAGTTCTTCTAGCCTTTACATCTACACTAATTGTTAATCCTTCATATGTAAGATATAAATCTATATGTTTATTTATATTTTCTTCGTCACTAGCTATTGCAACTGTATAACCATGTGATTTAGCTGACTGTATAAATTCATTCTCTACCTTTATACCTCGCTTAATATAATCAGCATGATCTTTTCTTCCTTTAAACTCTTTTACTAATGTGTCTGTGCCCATGTCTTTCCTACCTTCCATGTGTTATCAAGAGGACACTTCATTTGTAGCTGTCTCTCTGTATCTTTCATAGCATCTTTAGTTATCTGTCCAAACTTATTTACATCTTTAGTTAGAACTTCAAACTGATACTCATCATGGATACTAGCTACAAGTTTAGCATCAACACCTGTTCTGTTAACACGTTTAATTATATTGATAAGCCACAGCTTACAAACAACTGCACCTGCTCCTTGTAATAAAGTATTTAATGCACTATGTGCACTACGTATATATAGCTGTCTGCCATCAATGCCTTTAATCTTTCCTCTAGCTGATGCCTTTACGACAGCATCACGTACTCTTTTTAATGCTGGCATACTAGATAAGAACTTATTAATTAATTGTTGTCCTTCCTTAGCACCTGCACCTACTATCTGACCTATCTTAGAAGCACCTGCACCATACATAAACGCATAGATAAAGGTCTTTGCCTGGTCTCTGTCAGTTAATCCTGCCATCTTCATGTTGTGTGTATGTATATCACCAGTCAATAATATATCTGTAAAGGTAGTATCATTCATAAGGTGAGCCAAACATCTTAACTCTAGTCCACTTGCATCAGTACCTACAATAGAATGTGTATGTGGATTACTTACTGTCCAACAATCTCTGCACTCCTTACCATAGGGTGAACGTACAGCAGGTATCTGTGCCATGTTAGGAGAGTTGTGAGACATACGACCAGTAATAGTTTTAAGAGTCATCACTCTACCATGTACTCTACCATCCTTATCATCACATGCTTTTATCCATGACTTGATCTGTGCTATACGTTTCTGTAATAGAAAGAACCTTGAGAACTTCCTAGCTTCAGGTAAGTTAATGGTATCTAGTACAGCTTCATTAATAATTATGTTACCTTTATCTGTATGTTGTTTAGGTTTCCATCCTAACTTCATTAGTCTATCTGCTATCTGTTGTCGTGATCCTATATTAAATGGTATGTATTTTGTTTTAGTCTTTAACTTTACTACTGTAGGATCAAAGTTTTCTATTGACCATTTCTCTAATTCATTTGCTTCATCTTTTAATAAGTTATATAAACCCATAGCTTTTTGCATGTCGATAGCAAAGCCATTACGTTCTTGTTGATCTATGATAACTCTTATCTTATGTTCAAGTATAACAGAAGACTTAGAAAATCCTTGCCCTTCTTTCTGTAATACATGGAATAACTTCTGAGTTATATTTACATCTTGTTTACAATACTCTAACATGTCTGGTGTATACACTTCAAAAGTATCAACGTCTCCTTTAGGAAAGCCTAGTCTTTCTCCCCATGCTTTTAAACTATGACCATCACGTATAGGATTAAACAACTGTGATAGTACAAGTGTATCTAATATCTGACTAGGTTTAATGTGAGTACCTAGCAATCTATTACACACAGGTGCATCAAAAGATAAACCATTATGCATAATAAATTGCTTGACTCCTAGCGACCAAGACTTAAACTCATGTACCTTATCAGGAGGGAAAGGGTAAACCCTCCCTGAGTCTATGTCTTTAGCCACTATACAATGAACCTTTGTTGCATCCAAGCTGTCTGTTTCTATATCAACTATTGCTCTCATCTGTTTTCCAATCTTCCCAATACTCATTATATAATATCAAGGGAGTTCTTTCTCCTACCCAGACATTAACTATATTAAACTGAGCATATTCATCTGCTTCTTCCCAAGACATACCATCTCGTTCTCTTAGTATTTTACATATTACACTATATGAATAAACATGTAAAGGTTTTTTTCCATATTGTTCTCCTACCCCTATGATTGCTTCATCAAATCCATCTACTGTAATGCCTTGAGCATCTAGTCCACACCAGTTACATTCTTCACCATCACCTACATCTATCTCTTCTTGTTCTTCACGACAGTAATGTGTCCACATTAGAATGGTATCTCCTCTGTATTATTATCCTCTACTTCGTAAGGGTTATCAATCTCTTTCATACGACCAGTCTCTTTATCATAGTAAAGATGTGTAGCTACACCAGTCTCACCAGTATATCTATTCTTTAGAATACGTATGGTGGTAGTGTTAGAAGCTACGTCATCATCTGCTTGTTGATTACGTTCTAATCCTATCACACTATCAGATAGATGTGCTATAGATGCAGAGCCACGTAGATGTGAGAGAGTAATCTCTTTACCATTCTCATGTCCTGCATCACCTGAAGGTCTACGTAGATGGGATACTAATAGTAAGCCTACACCTGTCTGCTCTACTAATGAACGTAGCTTAGTCATCAGTACATCAATAGACTTTCTTTCGTCTCCTTCTTCCTGACCTGATACTAGGATAGATAGATGGTCTAAGAATATCCACTTACAATCCAATGCTTGTGCCATGAACCTGACCCTTGCAAGTATCTCGTCATTAGATGTAGATCCAAAGTGATCAAAAGCAAAGAACCTACCAGTACCTACAGTATCATCAAACCATTTATCTAATTCTTCTTGACTATACTTCTTACGTATCTCATTAATATAGAGTCTTGCATTAGCTTCAACAGACATAATATTAAAGGCTGTGTTCTTTGTGTTCTCCTCTAGTGCTAGTATACCTACGTTATCTTTTGTATTCTTTAACATATGATGCATCAACTCACGCATGATAGAACTCTTACCCATACCTGCACCTGATGTCAGAGTAATCAACTCACCAGTACGCATACCATAGGTCTTCTCATTAAGTTTAGCCCAAGGAAATAATACAGTCTCACAATACTCTTCTTCAAACAAAGTATCCTTTAACTCTTTTAAGTTTACTATACCTGCAGGAGTATAAGGTCTTGCATTCCACCATGCCCTTGAGAACTGCTCACGTTTATTCATCTTGAGATATTCATTAGCATCTTTATGTTCCATGTGCATGACCTTACACTTGTTAGGAGCAAAGAGTTGAGCAACCTTTTCAGAAGCTAATCTTCCTTGCTTGTCCATATCAAATGATATAACTATCTGGTCAAAGCTATCAAGATATTCAAAGGCTTTCTTACAATCACGTAGTG